TGAGCATCACACTATAATCATGTGACGTGATCCGCCGTTCACGGTTCATCTTCATCCGTGTCAATGTTTCGACAAGATGCCGGGACGGCTGATATTTGCTGGTTCCCGAACCGCCGACGCGAAGCTCCGCATAAAACTTATCCACAAGCTCTTCGTCGCCGTTCTGGCTGGCAATGTAATAAAGCGAAGCCGTCTGACCAATCGGATAGCTGATGACGTTGTACACGTTCTTAGCTGACTTGATTGCCCGCTGCATAAGCTCTTCGTCGATATCATTAAGGTACATGTCCTTAATGATCTGGTTCGATACGGTTCCTTGCGTGTTCGTTACACCACGTTTCCACGCCCGTATCATCTTCAATGCACCAGCTACCTTACCGGAGTTTGGCACACCCATGATTGCGAGGATATCGTCCCCGCCGCGATTTTTCCCTGTGTCCATGTGATGGAACGTTGCAGGATCAATGCCAAAAATGACATGCGTCTTAAATGATGTCTGAGCCCGGATGCAAGCAGCTAACCGGTTCTGACCATCTAAAAGACGCCCGTTGTTCCCAAAGCAGATTGTCTCGCCGGTCAATGACCAGTTGTGCGAAGCCATGTCTTTAGCGTAATCTACAATACGCTGCGGCTTCTGAGGACGATTGCCGATATTAAGCTTAGACAAAATGTACTCTGCTAACGATGGTGTAAACTCCATCACCACGCTGTTCGTCGGGGACTTGCGGAGAAACTTCTCCAAGTTCTTGATTTCTGTTTCTTTTTCAGACTGTGTTTTGATGATCTGCATTTTTCTCTCTTTTGTTTGTCGTTGTTGACCTTTTAAAGGTAGGAGCAATCCCATACGCCGTCAACCTTTTTTCTTGACGATTGTAAGAATAATCCCATATAACGGTTTGGAACAGTGGAGACTGCCAACATGTTTGATGAAACAGAAGAAGTAGAACTGGATCCCAACGGCGGGGACTTCAGCCTTGGTCACGAAATGGGTATCGATGCCCTCGACCTAATAAGCAAACACGTCGATGCACAAGCCGCGGAACACGAACCAATCGTTATTCTGGGCGTGATGACCGCACTCATGCAGTACGCAATACAAGCCTGCCGCGATGAAAACGATGTCGATGAACTGATAGGCATGGCAAAAGAAATTGCACAAAACACCCTAGACCACGAAACACGGCATTAAAAAAGGGCGGTCAGTGACCGCCCTTTCTTTAGCCTATCTTCCCCAATGTCTTTTGAAGATAGTCGATATTGTATTGATCTTCGCTTTGTTTCGCTTTCACATACTTATCGTACTCTTTTTCCTTCTGGCGGCTCTTAGCACGAAGCTCATTGTAATGTTCAAGCGTACCACACTCGACATCAGCCGCGTCGATGGCACCGCCGTGAAGCTGCTTTGCAACCTGCCGCCGGTATTTCAACAAGAGCTTGCGGTGAGCATCTATCCCCTTCTCGTCTGTGAAGTAGACAGTGTTTAAAGCTTCCCACATTACGTTCAGCTCAGTGTCGTTTAATTCAGCCATTTACTTTCTCCTTTGTTGGCTGGGAGGTCTACCCCCTACCGTAGGTAGGGGGCGTAGGTCTTATCTCCGCGGCTGCGGGGGCGTTGGCACGTGCCTCGTTTCAAGGCACTCCAACGCTACCCCTTCGTCGTCGGGGATATCATCCTTGGTTCCAAACACACCCTGATGGGTGGCATGGAACCCGTCGTAATCTTCGACATCGAAGATGTTGACCGGCACCTCATCCTTGAAGGTGTACAAGCTGCTCCAGTCACGAACAAGAATGCTCGCTGCACTGGTGGCAGCTTCGTCAGCCGATGAGCCGTAAGCCCAAGAGCTTCCGCACCCAATAAAGATGATGGCAAGGAAAGACGGATTGGTGTCAGACATACTGACCTCCATTGGTTGTTTGGTTAACGATTTCAAATAGCGAATGTTTCACGTGAAACATTCCGGGCCCGAAAGCCCATAGCCCTACTTCGAGCTAACATTCTATCTTACAGGAGTAATCCCATACGGTCCATGTGACATAGTGTCGCACCTTTTTTATTAATAAAATCAATTAGTTAAACTGAAATGTGGTTAATTTGAAATGATTCTAATGTGCAGTCAACTAGAATGTGGTTAACAGGCAAATACAAAAACATCTGCATTTTTCTGCTTGACTTGTATGGGACGGTTCCCATATTAATTTAACGTGATTAGGAGAACAATATGAGCAAACGTTACGGACGTTTACAAAAAGCTGCTTTAGATGCTGGAGAGATGTTCTATTACACTGGCGTCCCTTGTAAGCGCGGGCACGTCGATGTGCGTTATGCGTCTATCGGAATGTGCCGCACTTGTGTGCGCGAGCAACGCAAAAAATGGGCTGCGGATAACCCCGAACGTTATGTGGAAGTTGAGCGAGCCAAAACCGCTCGCTGGGTAAAAAAACACAATGTTCGCGTTAACGAATATAACGCTCGCCGCCGCGCGGAACGATCCCGCGCAAACGTTTTTAACGTGCCGCGCTCCGCTTTCAGCCCTTTTTATAAAGACGCTCAAAGAAAAAGTTTAGAAACCGGAATCCAACACGTCGTAGATCACTACTACCCCTTGAGAGGGGAAACAGTGTCCGGGCTACACGTGCCATGGAACCTGCAAGTAATTACCGAAGAGGAAAACTTGCGGAAAAAAAATAAACACCCGGAAACCTTTTACAAAAACGGAGAGAACCAATGAATAAAAGTCACGTGAGCCCCACGACAGGGGACTTCACCATCGACGCAGCCGCCCGCCGGGAACTGCTCGACTCGCATAACGAACTGCGGACCGCGCTGCAAACCATCTGGGAATGCCAAGACCTGTGGATGTCCGACATCACCAATATCGAAAAATTGGTGAGCCGGATGCAGAGGCATTTAAACTTTGCCCAACCAACAGAAGGTCACGCATATATGAGTTATGTGCTGGCAGAAGAAAATGAGCCCGCACCCAAAAAACGCGGACGCCCAAAGAAAAATGGTGGTTAGCTGGGTTTTGCTGTGGATCACCGCGGTAGGTGTCGAAGAGTTCAACGTAAAAAATGTCGGGGTCTTCGACACCATTGCACAATGCCACGTCGCAGCAACAAAAATGTTCTGGGAAGATATGCCCATAAATGAAGAAGCGGTGTGCATCCGCGTCGAAACACTGGGAGTGTATTGGAAATGAATAACGTTAATGAACACCAAGAAGCAGCCGCGCTGCTAAACCAAGCTATCCACGCCGTCAACGATCTGTGGCTGGACGCACTGCCGGGCGAAAAGCCCTTCCTCGACGAAGCTATCAGCAAAATGCACGAAGCACAGTCACTGATGATAAAAGCCAGAATGAGAATACCAAATATCGTCGAAGCTTCCGCAACACTTAAACTTGCAACAAATGACGAATAAGGCTTGACGGGGCAGAGAACGCGGCCTACGGTTCATTAACGGTTGTGTTCTTTCTCCGTGTTGTTTTGGTTTGTAACGCCTCGTCCTTTCTTAGGGCGGGGCGTTACTTTGTTACACTTTTGAAAAACCAAATATGTAACGCTCAAACCCAAGGTGACAAAGGGTTCTAAAATCCAAAACTTTTCTATAGGGCTAGAAAAAAAAATAATTTTTTTTCTTCCCACAGTGCTGTGATAAATGTGACAAATGTAACATCGTTGAAATCCTTACATAAAGAAGGCAAATATCGTTACTTTTTTGTGTAACGCGAAATTAGAGGTGTAACACCTTGTCTTAAACCAGCACTTACCCTTATATTTGGAATGATTTCAAACATAAGGGCACGTCATGGAAATCGTAAAAGTAAACCCTGTTGGTCGTCCGCGGCTTACACCGGACTCCCCGCTCTCTGAAAAGCAAAAGAAATTCGTTAAGGAATACGTTTCCAACGACGGCATGATTAGTAAAAAGCAATGCGCTTTAAACGCGGGCTTCTCTGAAAAGAGTGCGTCGGTAAAAGCTTCTGAACTTTTGAACCCCCACAAGCACCCGAATGTTGCCAAGGCAATCAAGATGTATCGGGACGAACTGAACGAGCGGTATGCAATCACTTACCATCGTCATGTCCGTGACTTGCAGCGCATACGTGATGAAGCTTTGGACAATGGAGCATATTCAGCCGCCGTGCAGGCGGAGTACCGCCGGGGGCAGGCGCACGGGGATATCTACATCAGCAAATCTGAAGTGCGGCACGGTTCTATTGACAGCATGAGCCGGGATGAAGTGATGAAAGAACTAGAAGAGATTAAAAAGCAATATGGATCTTCCGTTATCAATATCACGCCCGTCGAAAAAGACGCCGAAGAATCTGGAAGCGAGCTTCTACCAGAGTATAAAGAAGAACCAGAAGAAGCACCGGCCTGACGTCAGGCTGACGCGAATAGAAAGCTGGGCATCCCAAGGCGTCCCCGACCTTGTCGTATGTGACGAGCGGGGAAAGTTTTACTTTGTAGAACTTAAAACAACCAAAACGGCATCTGTTCGTTTGTCCCCTCACCAAATCTCATGGATGACACA